TTTTAATTTTAATTCTTGCTCCTATGCTTTGGATTGGTGGTTCTCATTTGTACGAGTTTGTTACAGATAGAATTACAGTAGAATGTAATTTCAAAAAATAAATGGGTGGAAGTAAACCATCAGCACCTACTGTAATAATGCCTGCTGAGACTAAACCTCAACAGTTTCAATCTGTAATACCTGAAAAAAGTTTTAAAGACTTGGCAGAGCAGATGGGAAGAATAGAGAAAGAGACTGGTAAAATTCAACAGCAGAGATATGACGAAGTAGGAACTCCAGCTGAGATTGGAGCTAGAAGTAAAGGAACAAATATGTTAGCAGCAGCTGCTTATTTAGCATCATTACCAAAATCCACACCTGATACAAGTTTTCAAACTACTCCAAGACCTTTTGACATCACGGCTACCAAAGGTGCGTTTGAACAAAAAGCAGGTCAGACTTCACCTGCAACTACAGGCAAATCAACAGCACCAACTACAACTCCAAAAAGTCAATTAGATTTTGTAAAAGAAGCTGCTAAACAGAATTTAGATTTTGCCAAAAAAGAATATTTAGATGCAGTTAAATTAGCTAAGACTAAGGGAAGACCTACTGCGACTATTACTAAAGATCCATCTTTTGCTAAGCAAGATCCAAAAGACTTATTGCCTAGAAGATATAATCCCGAAACAGGCAAAATGGATATTGTCTAAGAGATAGATCCAAAATCTAAAGTAGATATAACTCTATCTGTAACCAGACCAAAGTTAATAGACTCACTAACTTCCTCTGTAATAAATCTCCAGTCCAATACTGAAACATTTAAACTAATCGAATAATTAGTCTCTAAATATCTAATATCATTTGTAATTAAAAATAAATAATTACCTTTATCAAGTGATGTCTTTGGATAATCAGTTATTAATGCTCCTGTGTCGTCATTAAGATAATCAATAGCACTCTCTTTATATACATAACCTTGATCATTTATTGGTAATTCTTCTCTTCTCCCATCTTCATGAATTCTGTAAAAAGCAAGAAGAGTATTTCTATTAGTATTTTCCTCGTATGAGAATTGTGAAAAATTTTGAGTAAATTGAACAGATCTTGGTGTTGTTAAATTAATTTTATAAAAAGTTGTTTGTTTTCTTGTTAGTCCACCGTGAGTATTTTTAATGACAAAAGATTTAAATATAGATGAAAAATTACCTAAATCTATAGGATTATTTAAATTATCTCCTTGTTCTGCAGGTTTCGGATCTGAACCAAAATAAGATGTAGGTCCATAAGCTGTAGGTCCTCCACCACCTGTTGGATAAGTTTCTACAAGTCCTAAATTAACAAAGCCTGTATTACTTGGAATTGTAGTTAAGAATCTGGACATTTTTGGCAGCTAGGTTTTTGTCTATTTTTGTAATATTCAATTATATTGTCATGACTTAGTTTAATCGAGGTAATTTTTTTTGGATCTTCGAAATCTTTTAATTCTTTAATAGTAAGATGTTTTGGATTACAGCAAAATGATTCACATGTGGCTTTACTAAATATTCGATATTTGCCTGTATATCCTCTACTTAACCAAAAAGCTACTCGTGGAGCTGATTGAGTTTTACCTGAGTGAAAAGGAGAGGGAAAATATGCTGTTGATTCAGAATTATTTTTTCTTGTTGCTCCTTTCCAAGGCCAACATGAATCTTCATCTTTAACATCTACTTGCTCCCAAAATCTTTTTACTTGCCAATACCATCTAAAATCAAATTCTCTAACATCCACAATGCATCTTCCACTTTTTATTTGCTTCATACAATCAAGGCATTCGCCCATTATTCCAAAATTACCTATATGAGTTTTTGTATCTTTAATATGCCAAGGACATTCTAGTTGTTGGTTCACGAGAAAATTTAATTTGTATTTTTTTGATTCTTCAGGAAATGACAGAGATATTTTTTCACATATCTCTGAAAGATTATTCCAGATTTCTTTCTCATTGTAATCACTATTTCTATTCTCAGCATCTTCATAAGTCTCATAAGAACAGATTCTACGGACTGAATGATAAGGAAGTCTATATGTCTTTGATAATTTTCTACTACTAATTCCCTTCTGACTTTCCTTTCTTAACTTACTTATTAAGAAGGTATCGATACTATTTTCATTGATTGAAGCACTTTCATAAGCAACATCTTTTCTAGTTCCCCAATAATAATGAGATGGATTGAGACAATAAGGAGACTGACAATATCCTTTCCTTACAATTATTGATTTTTCAGGTGTAGGTTCTCTACCTGTCAAATAAAGTAATAATTCTCTTGCATCTCTTCCTTGATACTGCAATTTATTCTTTTTACTTGTATTAAATCCCTCGAAAGCAGAATGTTTTATTTTTTTCATACACCAACATTTCTCTTTTCCTAATATTTTTAGTCCAGTTTTAAAGGCATTAACGAATTTTATTTGATCATAAGGAGTCAAAAGATTATATAGAAAAGGATTTTCAGTTTGCATGCAAGTAGGGGGTGTGGTGATTTTTAGTATAGAACCCTTTTATAGCAATGGCAATCGTTGAACACCCAAAACCCAAAATTTTTTACCTATTTTAATTACTTCTAGGGAAAGTGAGGTTAGGTATGTGACTGTTAAATATTTTATATACACTCTCTTCCTATCCTCAACATACACGTAGCCGAGTAAAACCCCCATTTTTTTTGTAAACTTGGGTGTTCATAGTAAACTTATTGCGAGAGAATAGATTTGAAAGATAGTATAATTAAAAAGCATACTAACCATACCTACTATTTTATATATAAGGACTTAAATTCTAAAAAATGCCGAGGTAGGGGTGGGTAATTGGTTGTACATTTCGAAAAAAAATAATATACAATCACTTCCTAACCCTATTAGTTTTGTGAATGTTAATATAAAGAAAAGTTCAATTTTTAAAAAATGCCAGGATATCCAATGCAAGCTGGATTTGATCAGTCAGGTTTATCTATGGATAATGACCTAGGCGATCCAAGAAGACAATCTAGATTACCTGGAGGATATGCAACTCAGGGACAAGCAGTATCTGCACCTTATGCGGAAGCTAATATGAAAGCTGCTGAAAAGACCAATCCTATGAATGCTAAATCTCAAGAAACTCCTGTTGGAGATAGAGTTGATGCTTTCTTAAAATCTTTAGGTAGTTAATTATGGGAGATAATGACTTCCCAGCAGTAATGGCAAATGGTGGAAAAAGTTTTGTAGATGGTTATATAAGACGTAAGAATTTGTATAGTCAATCGGGTTCAAATATTCCTGCTCTCTCAATTGAACAAGATTTTGAACAAGAGCTAGGAAAACCAGCAATAGAAACAGTAAAAATTCGTAGATAAACAAAGCTTAAAATTAGATTATATTCTAATTGGATGTAGATGTCACAAACGAAAGCTCAATTAATAAATGCAGTAGACGGAAGTATTGTTGATGCAGACATAGTTGGAATGTCGTCTTCCAAACTTTCAGGAGCATTACCAGCAATATCAGGAGCAAGTCTTACTAATATATCTGCTGGTAAAATTCTTCAAGCTGTTAATGCTACACATGCTACTCAACTTGAACTTAACGATACTACTGTCACCGATACAGGATTAACAGCAAACATAACTATGACTGGTGCAAGTAACAAAGTTCTTATTTTAGTATGTCAACAAATGATGTCTAGGCAATATAACTCAACAGGATTTGCTAATGGGTCTTTGATTCTTACACGAGTTACTTCTGGTGTTTCAACTAACGTATATAATTCTAGTGCTATATATGGTTCTTGTACATCAAGTGGCCCAGGATCAGGAAGTTACTTTATAGCAAGTGCTGGCATAATGTCCATCGTTGCAGAAGATACTCCAGGTGCAGGAACACATACATATAAGACAAGGTTGAAACATGAAACAAGATCAGGTACAACCACAAGCACTTGTCGTGCTGGGCACCCTTCTGAGATACAATTATTGGAGATAGAAGTCTAATGATTTATGACATGAGTGATGCACTCTTGATCTGGAAGCCTGATTCAAGATATGTAATTAGAGGTACGTCATATAGTGGTTTAGATTGGAAAAGTTCAGATACAAAACCAACAGAAAGTGAAATCACAGCAAAAGTAAATGAGCTTAATAATGCTGAACCAATGAGATTATTAAGAGTTGAAAGGAATAAAAGATTGCTTGAATCTGATTGGACACAATCAAGAGATATTTCACTATCGAATGATTCTGATTGGAAAGCTTATAGACAATCTTTAAGAGACTTACCATCATCTGCATCTCCTAAACTAGATAGTTATGGAGATTTAGACTTAACATCTATTACTTGGCCTACTAAGCCTAGTTAGTTAAGAGATTAGTCAATTTAAAATATTTATAACAAAGTATTTGAAAATTAGATGGCATACATAGGACCAGAACCTAATCCTGGACAGAATAGGGAAGTAGATGATATATCCAGTGGTTTTAATGGAAGTGAAGTAAATTTTACTCTACAGGTAAATGGTCAGAATGTTTCTCCAGGAAGTGCAAATGCAATAATTGTTTCTCTTGGTGGTGTTATACAAAATCCAGGAACTGATTATACAGTTGCTGCAAGTACTCTTACCTTTACAACTGCACCAGCCAATAATTTATCATTCTTTGGATTAGTTTTAGGACAGGGTGTAGATACTAGTCAGCCAGCAGATGCAAGCGTAACTGCAACTAAATTAGCAAGTCCATTAGATATACCTGACAATCATAAAATAAGGTTTGGAACTGGAAATGATCTTGAGATATTTCACAGTGGTCTGGATAGTGTTATTCAAGAAACTGTTAATAATAGAAGATTCTTAATAGCAGGTGATGATATACGAATTAGAAAAGGAGATCAATCAGAAGACCTTGCACAGTTCCATGCTGACGGTGCTGTAGAGCTCTTTCATGATGGTACAAAACAATGTGAAACATCAGCTAACGGACTAGCTTTCCCATCTGGAAAAGGTATTGACTTTTCTGCAACTAGTGATGGTAGTGGTACTAGTAATGTAAGTGAACTACTTACAGATTTTGAAACAGGCACATTTAGTTTAGGTGGCCCAGTTATAGGTGGTGGTTCTTTCACCGCTACTGTTGGAAGATATACAAGAATAGGTAATGTTTGTCATGTTTTTGTAGTGGCTGATTCATTTTCTACATCAGGTCAAAACCATGATTTACAACTTTCTGGATTACCATTTGCATCTTCTAGTTCAAATGCATCTCACGCTATAGTTTCTACAAATGCACCGTCATTCTCAAACGGATTAAAAGCAAATATTCCTTCAAGTAATACAATAATGGCGATAAGGTCACAATGGGCTGATGATGGTATAAAATCCCAAGTTTTTAATGGTTATGGTATTGCTTTCAACGCAACTTACATTGTTGGATAATAGACCGAGCTACGTCTATAAACTAAGCCTAAACCTGTTTTAATCGGAGATTAATCCTAATGGCATTAGCTGAAACAACCGAATACGGAAAAATTGAAGTCGTTGGTATCTACAAAGCGGTGCAAGTCCGAAAAGATACAGTCATTAAAAAAGATGATGTTGAACTGACAAGGACTTATCATAGATATGTATTACATCCTGGAACACTTGATTCTTCTGATAATTTAGTTGATACTGATTTATCAGCAGAACCAACAGAAGTATCTGCAATATGTAATGCTGCGTGGACTACTGATGTAAAAGCTGCATGGAAAGCTAAACTAATTTCAGATAAATCTAGTTGAATAATTAAATAAAAGAGATAAAGTAAATACAGATATTTAATCTTAATGCAGATATTTTATTTTCTGTCTAGACCTTCTGTGTACACTTTACCAGGTACATGGGAAAAGCAACCATTAATTAAACATGGAAATTATGCTGGACTTCCACCAGAGGGTCAGATAATTGCTATCATCCTTATATTATTATTCCTAGTTACAGCTTACGGAATATATATGGCTTTCGGACCACCTAATAAAAACCTAACCGATCCTTGGGATGAGCACGACGATTAAAAAAATTATTAAATTTATTACTATTCTTTCAGGAGTCGTGACTTTTTTTGAATTTTTTGCAATTTTTGCTTAAATTTTCATAATATTTACCAGCATTATTTGCTTGAATATATTTATTTCTACAGTGAGGACAGTCACATTTATTTTCTAATGCTTCTCTTGCTTCTAGAAAAAATGGTAAATTTCTTAATTGGTACCGTTGCAATTTTTCATAGCAATTTTAATTAAATTATACTTCTAAAAAACCATATAGTCCTGCCACTGTGCCTACAATGACAAAAAATCCAAACTCAATTAGAGGATAGTATGGGCTATAAAAAATTTTTTTATGCATAAACAAAAGCACTTAAATCAGTTGCTAAGTATGCAGCGATTATTAGTGTGAAAAATAGATGATTCATTAGGTTCCTTGATAAACAGGTGACATAACACCTCCTCCTTCATCGTCGTCGTCATCATCATTAGTACGTAATACTAAATCTAATAAAACGACAAATCCTATGGGATAAAAACACCATAGGATTGCCTGAAAGGGTGATATTTCGTTTATTTGTGATAACTCATGCATTAAAAAATGCCAAAGAACATGTGTCCAGTGAGTAAATCAGATGTTGCTGCTGCAACTAAGCCAAGCATTGCAAGTCTTCCGTTAAGAGTTTCTGCAATGACTTTTTGCTGCTCTAGCTTCTTTTCTTTCATTAGAAAATGCCAGGAATGATTTGTCCAGTTGTGACGTATGCACCAACT